AAAGGGGGATCCTGGATCTGTATTATCTGTGGATCTATCTATTTTCCAAAATGGTGGTGCTTGAATTAGTCCACCTTCTAATAACATATCAGAGGCAGTTACTCTACCTCTTGCACTTACCTTAAAGTTACTTGATGATATAAATCCTATAGGATCTAGGTTTTCAGTTGATGATGATATCTGCCAATTAGATGATGATATACTACCTGATGCATTAATATGCATTTTTCCTCCATCAAATGATTCATTGGTAAATGTCCAACCTGCTATCTTATTTGTAGAACCTAATTGGAAAATTTGTTTACCGGCTGCTTTACCTGATATTCCCCAATCTGAAGATCCTATATACCTTATTTCTACAAAATCATTATTATCTTCTGTGCCATCATTTATTTTAAGTCCATAACTTGAACTTAATATAACACCAGTATTTGATAATTGAGTATTGGCAATTGTCCAACCTGCTATCTTACCACCTTCAAATAATACATTTGAACCAGTTACTTTTCCATCTGGTGAAACTTTAAATGCTGATGAGGAAATAAATCCTCCGGGTTTATTAACTGCTGTTTGATTATCTATTTTCCAAAAAGGTGGATTGTCTAATGTTCCTCCACTTAATAATATAGAAGATGCAGTAACAACCCCATCGGCCCTAACTTTAAATTTTGAAGACGAAATAAATGAACCAGGATTTGTTATTGATGTTGATGATTGTATTTTCCAATGTGGATCAAATGCTAATGATGTTGCTCCAATTGCTGCACCTCCAATTTCTCCTGACGTTGCAGTTATCTTTCCTTCTATTGTTGCTGCGGAAGCAGTTATTCTTCCATCGGCAGAAACTGCAAATTTTGATGATGAAATAAATCCGTATGGATCTGATGCTACAGCTGATGATGAAATGTGCCAACCACCTGCGCCTGATGAAGAAATAAATCCAGCTTTATTGACATGCATTGCACCACCATCTAATGAGTCTGTTTTAATTATCCAACCTGCAATATCTCCACCAGTAAATTGTACTTGAGAACCTGTTATAACTCCTGCTGCACTAACTTTAAATGCAGATGATGATATAAATGATACCGGATCAGTTGCACTTGTAGATGATGATATTCTAAAGGTAGAACCTTGTTTTAAGAAGTCACTTCCCATTTCAAGACCACCTATCTTTCCTCCTGATAATAATATAGAAGACGCTGTAATTGCACCTCCTGCACTTACTTTAAATGCAGATGATGATATAAATGATACTGGATCTGCTGTATTTGCCGATGAAGATATTTCCCAATGCGGATCAAATGCTAATGAATGAGAATTTATAGTAGCTCCTCCAATAGTTCCTCCTGCTTCGGCTGTTATAGTACCTTGTAATATTACATCACCATCTGGTTGTAAATGAAAATTACTTGATGTTATTTCTATATTACCATTTGCACCAGAAATAAAAGTTGAATCACTTCCTAGGAAGAATTGGTCTGTACGTACTTTTAATCCTTTTCTAGGACCCGAAGTATTAAATGTTAAGAAACTACCTGAATTTTCTACGATGTCCATTCCAACACCGCCTTGGGCATAATCATTTGTAATACCATTTAATACAGATCCACTATACATCATAAATCCTGAACCTGATCCTGCGGATGCAGAAGTAAATCCTTGATAACCAACTGTTCTTAAAAATGCAGATGAAACACCTGCTAATTGAAATCCAGTACCAACTGCATTTCCAATATTCATTGATCCTGTTATTAATCCAGTACCTTCAAGATAATTATTATCTCCATCAAATACTGCTCCTTGAGCAAATGTTTCTGTTGTAGATGGTGTTCCGGTATAATCTAAATATTGAAATTTAAATGCTAATGGAGAAAACATTGCATCTGTCGGAATACGAATATTCATCTCCGTATAATTAGGAGAGAATCCAGTTTCTATATTTGCCGATAATCCAATATTTTTTATATATGCTTTACCTTTACGAACTATAAATATAAGATTATATCTATCCGTATTATAAGGTACAAATGATATTTGACTCATTACATTATCTGTACCTGTACCCATTTCTACTGTTCCAAGATATTCTCCAAAATCTGCATTATTGAATTGTTCAGCTGATCCTACTAATGGAGCTCCTCTAACTGCTCCAAAATATTCTCTTGTATCATGTATCTTTGATCCTGACATGTACACATCTACTCTTGCTCCTAATGATGATACATTAGATGGATTCATAGAAGCTGTTTCTTGGAACTTAGTAAAAAATCTTAAAGAGTATTCTGTATTTGCATATAATGTTGGATTATATGTATGGTCTAGTCTAAATTTTAAGTAATCATCTGATGTACTCCATGGGGTTGTAGATTCTAATTTTGCAGATTCTCCAGAATAATCATTATCAAATGTTGCTTTACCAAAATTATCAGTTGCATTCCAATATGTGTTTATATGATCTTGACTAGTCAATATACCCATTGGCATATCTGTTACTCCCATTAACAAGTCAGGAGAATTAGAACCGGTATCTATTAATACCTCTTTCTTTTCTAGTATTGTATTTCCTGCATCAATATATTCTCCAGGAGCTCCCATTAATTTATATTGGGTCTTAACTGAATATACATCTCCAGTTGCTGGTTCAATATTATTTAACACTATATGTGCAAATGACATTGAATTTTCTGTTTCGTTTGTAAATTGTGGAACCCAGTAACTCATTGTCACTGCAGATGGCTGAAATGATATTACATGATGGCCATCTGTTGGTTTGCTATCACGACCTGATAAAAAGTCAAATGCTGGATGTAATTTACAAGTGGTTGAATTTTCTATTTCAACAATTGTTCCTACATATGTACAATCAAGTTTTCTATTTCCTCCACCTGTAGTTGTTTTTGTACCTGTTGCATGAATTACATGCCCATCTCCATTCAACCAAGAATCATTAGCAACATTGGCAATTGGTCGATTCATGATTACAGTTGCACCTAAATGGTGACTACCTGTTAATGGAAATCCTGCAAATGTGGCAGTAGTTGTATCTGGTGGATTAAATACAATTGTCTGTACAGATGTTACCTGTGATTGCGGTGCGGCTGACAATTGAGCGGCTAACTTTACATTTGGAGCCAAGGCTGTTAATGTTGTACCACCTGGTCCATTATTACCTACATTAACTGTTGCTTTTGCAATTGTCGATACATTTGTTGTATTGGTGTTGGCCTTTACAACTGCAGTTGTTATGTTAGCAGTTGATCCAACAACAGCAGGTGATTTGGCTAATGTTGATGGCATTGCAACTGCTATTGTAGATGTTCCAGCTGATTTAGCTGGTGATTTAGCTGAAAAACTTCCTTGTAATGCAGCTTTGGTCATTGTTGCAGTAGTTACTGTTGCATTATTTGGCCATATGGTTTTAACTACGTCTGATGTTAATGCTTCTAAAGTTGGTGCAGTTACATTAGTTGTAATAGTTGAATATCCACCAGCTGGTGCTACTCCTGCAACTGATATTCCATTTTCTGCAGATGATCCAGATACCATTCTAAAAAATGTAGGTAAATCTGTTATTTCTGAAAATGTTTTAACTACTTCATTTACAGATACCGCAGGTTCTTGAATAAATATTATTTCACCGTCTTGGCGCCTTCCTGGGGCTACTCTAGAATTACGAATCCATAATAAATTTGGTAAATCTTTATAGTTATCATTATTTTGATCTGAACTAAATGGAAATCTAGTTCCTGAATCAGGATCATATGCTACTCTACCTGCAATATAAAATACACATCTACCTTCTGGCGTATCTGGATATATCCAAATTGATAATACTCTTACTCCATCTTTTTCTAAATAATTTAAAACTTCGTAATATATTGGATCTCCATTATAATCTAATATTTCAACATGTACTCGTGAATCATCAACTAATGTGTCAGGATCACCTCTAAATTTAAATGTATTTTTACCAGCCTTTAATTGTTCAGGAAATTCAACAATTTCGAAGAAATCTTGAGAAATAGGATCTCTATCCACAATGTCATATCGTAATTCTTGATTTTCTGCTAAACCTATATATGAGGCTTCTCTTTTTATTGGCATATGAGTTCCCTAGTTCACCTATTAATTTATTATAAATATGGTAAAACGTTAATTATAGGATATTTTTGAGTAACCGTTTGTCTTCTTAATTTCAACAAGCTTGTCTACTATATCTCGCATTGCATCTATATGAGAAATACATAAAATAAACCCAAATTGCGATTTTAAATAATCAAATAACATGTACATTGAATTGAGATTATCTGAGTCTAATACTCCAAATCCTTCATCAATTGCTAAGAAATTTGGTCTTGGAAGATTTGATACATTAATTAGAGAAGTTCTAATTGCTAATGACGAAATAAATTTTTCCATTCCAGATGTTAACTCTAGAGGCCAATAATTATCATCATCATATACAATAAATGCATTTATATTTTTACCATCTGTATGTAATACAATTGTAAATTCTACAATTTGATTTAAGATATTATTTATTTCAGATTCAATTTGTGGAAGTGCTTTTGTTATTAAATGATATGGAACTCCATTTCGTTGTACAGCTTTTTGATAGTACTCATATCCCATATACTGTTGTTCTAAGTCTTTTAACCTATTAATTCCATCTTGAGCATCTTGGCGAGACTTTTCTGCCATTTTTAATTTGCCAGATAATGTTAATAATTTTGAATGTAATTGACTTAGTTCTGAATTAACAGTTGTTATTTCTTCTCGTATTTCTTCAATTTCAGAATTTTTTATTTCATTAAATTCGATATTATCTTTTTGTTTTATAGATTTTGCTAATTGTTTTCTTTTATCACGAATATAATTATTTATCTTTTCAACATCCCATTCAATAGTTGTTAGTTCATGTTCTTGTGCTATTAATGTTCCATTATTTATTCCTAATGAATGTTTTATATCAGCTAAAACTTTTAATTTTTCTTTTGGTTTATCTTCATGTTCTATTTTTGCAATACCATCTTCATAATGTTTAATATCAAATTCTAAAACTTGTTCTTCATTAATTAACTTAGGTAATAAGTCTGCGACTTGTTTAGTTTCTTGTAACCATGGATTGGCCATACAATAACTACAATTTTCATCCCATTCATGTTTATCTAATTTAGATACCATTTTTTGAGCATGTTGTATTTTTAATTGTTTTAATTTAAGATCATTATTTAACCTTACAACCGTATCTTGATAATCCTTTAACTCAACTAACGCATCTTTTAAAGATTGTTCATTAATCTTATTTATTTTTTGAGTTATTTCTTTTATTAATTTTTTTTGTGATTTTATTAAACTTTTTTGCTGTTCTTTTTCTAACTTTAAATTTCCAATTTTATCAGATAATTGAGTAATTTCATATTTAATATCATCTGGAGTATCTAATGTTGTATCAACTTTTTTAAGTTCTTTTGTTAGTGAAAAGATAATGTCATTTAAATTTGTCTTCATTTCCTCATGTTCTGACTTATCTAATTTCATTTGTTCATATGAACCTGAATATTGAGTTATGATTTCATTTGCATTTACTAAATCTGTTGAAAAATCTTTTCGTTTATATTCTCTAATCAATGCAGCTGTTTCTCGAATATCTTCATGGCCTACTAAATATTGTTGTTCAAAAATATCAATATCTAAAAATTGTGATAATAAATCTTTTCTTTCTCTTTGAGTTTTATCAATAAATCCTGTATTATTATTTTGTAATGATAATGCCGTTAATACAAAGTCTTCATATGATCCTAAATATTGCCTTATACTTTTATTTGTAGTATCTCTTTGATCGCCATTTAAGTTTTCTTCATTACCATCTTTATCAACTCTCCAAAAATTTACATCAACTTTTACATGGCCTCTATTATTCTTCTTTCCTAATCGTTCAATGAAATATGTATACTTTCCTAGCTCAAATTCAAATTTACATGCAAATCTAGATTTTTTATTATTTAATACATGGGCTGCTTTTTTAGTTCTACTACATCTATCAAAGCATGTAAATGCCAATGCATCTAACAATGTTGATTTACCAGAAGCATTTGGAGCAAATAATCCATATGTTCCATTCATGTTTGTAAAATCTATTTCATTATCTTCTCCATAAGAAAACATATTAGAAAATTCAAATCTTTTTGGTTGCCATGTAATATTTCTTGTTAATGTATTTGCAGGTAATTTAGAATGTACTGTTCTATTAATATGTCTTATAGTATCTAACAAGTCATCATCTAATGCATATTCATCTGTTAAGTATTCTGTAATTACATTATTTTGCCATTCTACATCTCTTACATTACCAAAATTAATTTTATTTTTTGCATCAGTTGTATTTAAGGCATTTATTTTTTGTATTGAAATATCTTGTACTTTATACTTTGATTTAATATCTGCAATTATTTGTTTTAATGTACCAGAATCAGTATCTTTTACCTTTAACCTAAGCCTAGGCTTTTTTGGAATTTTTGAATTTGGATTAATTATTTTACCATTATCTATTTCATATGTATAATATCCATAATCATTTACAATTTCTACAAATTCTGATTTTTTAGTTTTTAAATCCCAAACCATTAATCCGTGTCCTAATGCCTCTCCATGATTTTGTTGTACTAAAGATCCTGCATATGCAATTGTTTTATCCTGATCTAAATATTGTGGACGATGAATATCTCCTAATAATACCAAATCATGTCCTATAAACATATCTGTAGTAACATGTGTATTACTTAAAGTAAATCCTGCATCTGTTGATGCATTATGTACCGAACCATGATGTAATGCTATCTTAAAATTACCTTCAAAATCAGATGCTTTTATATATTTTGCAGGCTTTTCATCCACCGCCATTACGTTAAAGTGTACACCTTGGATATCGTATACACCGTTGTCTTTAAGATAGTGTAAGTTCTTATGTTTGATGGCTTTAACAATAGGACTTAAGGCGTCAAGTCTATAATTATTATTTAGGTTACAATCATGATTTCCTAAAATTACTATTGTAGGTAATAAATCTGCTAAACTTGAGAAGAATTCTGATGTTAGGTCTATTAGTTCAGGTGACATATCAGTTTTTGCATGTACTATATCTCCTGCCACATATATTACATCATTATCTTTTTTTGTCTTTTTAATATAAGAGTATAAACGCTTAAATACTTGTCTATATTCTTTATGTCGTTTTACGTTTCTTATATGTACATCTGCTATGTGATATATTTTATTTATCATATTCCTAATATCCTTTGTTCCATTAGCCATTCAGAAGTTAATTTTACTGTATTAGCTAATATATTATTAATCTTTCCAAAACCTACTTCACTTGGATCTTTCTCTTGCAAGTCTACAAAATATACATCTACTCCATTAGCCATAAAATATTCTGCGGTTTCTATAGCTTGTTTTTTTGCATCCTGATCTAGACATATATAAATTGTCTTTACATTGTTTTCTATAATTCTATGTTTTAATTGATCTGGAATTGTTTTACCAAATAATGGTATTGCATTTCTGCGTATTGCAATTGCATCAAATGCTCCTTCTACTAAACAAATTGGATAATTCCAATTTATATGTAATTCAAATCCAACTATATCTTTTGATACATATGGATTCTTATGTTTAAATGTATCATCTTCATAATAAGCCCTTCCTACAAAATAATTTAATACACCATTTGCATCATAACTCGGAACTATTATTTTACCAGAATAAGGACCTTCATCACAATATCCAATTCTATACTTCAAAATATCATGAATTGAAACTCCACGATTTTTTAAATAATATACTGCATTTCTATATTCTGGTGATTTTGTATCTAATTTCCATAATGGTTTAAAGTCTGCTGGTAGTTCTACTGCTTTAGTATTTGTAGTAGTTATTTTAGGTCTATACTCAGTCTCTTCTATATATTCAAATAATTTAGATATTTTAAAACGTTCAACTTTTAGTTTTTTAAATAAAGTAATTATTTTACGGCCTGCTGCGTTACAAACCCAACAATGCCAATGTTGGGATATTATGTTAACTTCTAACTTCTTTTTGTTATGATGGCAAAAAGGACAGTTAAAAGCTACATTGCCTTTATTAGTAGATCTGCCCTTTCCGAGTACAGATTCTATTAATGTCAGTAATTTAAAATTCGTCATGTATATTAATATATAGAAAACTTTTCAAATAACCAAATTATTTTTCAGAAAACCAGCTAGTTGGAATTGTCTTTTCTGCCCATGGAATATTATGTTTATCACACCACATTCCATATGTTGTTGGTGAACCTTTTCTAATTTTTGTTTTACCAGACATGAATACTATCCTTATATCTAACTCAGGATGTTGTTTTTTAATAAGTAAGTGTTTTTTACGATCTTCTGCTACCCACCTACCTTTTGTTTCAACTAGTATTCCATTTGGTAATGTAAAATCAATTGTATAAGTATGTTTAGTTTCTGGTTTGATATATGGTATTACTGTTGTTTCATATTCAAACTTAATTTTGTTTTCTTTTAATTGATCTGATACTTTATGTTCGAATCCAGATCTATAACCATGTTTAATTGCATTTCTACGTAATTTACTTTTACTTCTCCAAGCCATATTAATGATAACCGTTTAATAATTCTAACAAATCATCTATTGCACTATGTCTATGCGAATCTTCTAATACACATTTAAATACATAAGTTGAATTTGTTAGTTTAGCCATGTCGTGGTAGGCTGAATAATTTTTATCTTTTAGATCGATTTGGTAAGAATCTCCACA